ATGATCATGCCATTATTATATTTAAACACTAGAGAGTGTCGTTGGTATTTAATGGGGGAAGGTGAGATGAAAAAGATAGCTGCTATATCATTAACTAGTATTTTTCTTATATCTGGTTGTGCTGTGCATAATGATGAGACAAGTATCGGTAAATTTGGTCTTGCATATAAAAGTAATATTCAGCGTAAACTCGATAACCAATACTACACCGAAGCCGAAGCTTCTTTAGCCAGGGGTAGAATATCTGGTGCAGAAAATATAGTAAAAAATGATGCAACTCATTTCTGTGTTACTCAGGGCAAAAAAATGCAAATAGTTGAGCTGAAGACAGAAGGTGTAGGATTACATGGTGTCGCTCGTCTGACATTCAAATGTGGAGAGTGAGAATATTTTTTGGTAAGCGTCAAATATGCGCGTTCTGGCTGTGCGTAGCCGGAACCTGTGGGAGCACGATGCCGATAAGTGAAAGGCATCGTGCTATGAAGGAGGATTCTATCGATGTGGTCAATGGAAGACGGTTACCAGAGATAGGGCTTATGCATAAAAAAATAAGCCCGTGTAAGGGAGATTAGGGTGTCACCAGTAGGGGCTTTCAACGGTACAATGCGGGTTTGAGCGGCATAAATTACCACTGAAAGCCCTTAAACGTTACTCTACTGTGGACACTGTGTGGACACACTCGACCTCAGTACCACCTCTTAGCGGATTAAGAGAAATGGCGTCCTGAAGGTACTCTGGCGCAAAATGAGCGTAAACCATAGTTTGCTCAATCCGCGTGTGACCTAGTATCCGTTGTAGCGTGATAATACTTCCTCCATTAATCATGAAATGAGTGGCAAAGCTGTGCCTTAGTGCATGTGTAGCTTGCCCCATTGGCAAATCCGGTTTTATTGCTTTCATTGTTCGTCTGAAGCGAGGGTAATCAGCATCAGGGAATAAAAAACCTCGTTTGTTATCCGCGATCATTTTGGCAACAGCCTCTGAGATCGGGACGGTGCGTGGTTTGTTTGTTTTCGTTTTAACAAACGTGACGCGGTTATGGATGATATTTTCTGCTTTCAAACGAGCTGCTTCTCCCCAACGTGCTCCAGTACTCAGGCAAAGAATCGCAATCTTTTTGTTGTCGCCGTCAAGAGCAGCAAGCAGTAAGGCAATTTCTTCCTGCGTGAGATAGCCTGTGTCTGGTTTTTCCTCCTTAAGCCTTTTTGTCCCTCTGATAGGGTGCTCACCAAAGAATAACTCCGCTTCAATCAGGGCTGTAAACATGCCGCTAATACATGTTAAATCACGATTGATACTCGAAGGTTTAATACCCTGACTTCTTCGGGTGGCGCAGTACTGGCTGATAAGCGATTTCGTAATTTGAAATGCGCATGGGTCATTCGTTATTTTTGTGAAGATTTCAATTTTTCCAAGATTAGATTTCCCATGCTCTTCGTGTTTACCCTTTAAATCCCACCAGATCTGTGTCAGCTCCGACAGACGTCGCTTGTCTGTTGGTTTTGATAGCCATTCTTTATTGTGGTGGTTGTACAACGTGTATTTCGCGAAAGCGACAGCTTCGCTTTTCTTATCAAACTTCCTACGGATGCGTTTTCCATTACGTCCAGTAGGGCGGATGTCCACTTCATATCGACCATCATCGAGTTTTTTGATTGCCATCAGAAAACCCTCCGAGTGGTGTGTTTTTTTGCGACTACTAATCGCTTTTTTCGTGGTGGCTGAAATTTAGCCACCAATAGTAGGCACTTGTGATGAATATATTCACGATGAATTGTTAACCAGTCTTTTGACCGGAGTGGGGCGACGTTGTTTCGTTTTGCCCAAAGTGTGCGAGAGCGGGCGCAATTTGCCCGGACTCAGGAGCGATCTGATTGGTCATGAACCATAAAGTGTATTTGGTGAATTGTGGGGTCTGCAGGATGTTCATCATGACATCTGTTGGAGGTGTTGAACGACCACTTTCATAGTAACTCAGCGTGCCATACGGAACCCCTGTTAAATCAGCAAGTTGTTGTCTGCTCAAATACTCTGATTTTCGCATTAAGACTATCTTCTCGCTTATCGTGTTTGACATGGTGTTTAGATCTCAATAGTATTTAGTTTAGATGTAGATTGTTTAGTGCTTGGATGTGGGCACTAAAAGGCATTATAAGACATTAAACGCAATTCATGAGGGCTAGAGGACGACATGAGCAAGCAAGTAACACTCATGACTGATGCGATTCCTTATCAGGAGTTCGCAAAACTAATAGGAAAATCGACAGGAGCGGTTCGTCGGATGATCGATAAAGGAAAGCTGCCTGTAATTGATATGACCGATCCACAATCAGCTTCAGGTCGTGCAGGTGAATATTGGGTATACCTTCCGGCATGGAATAACGGACTAAAACTGGCTTATGAAAGCCGCCCTAAAGAGATTCGTGACGGCTGGTTGATGTGGTTAGGTCTCGGTGAACCACGTTAAGGAGAACCGTATGAATGAGCCTCGTTGTATTGCTCAGTTACTGCGTAACGAAAGCTCCAGGGCGATTGACTTCACCATCACCCACGGTAAGGGGCGTAAGGGAATCATTATCCGCACCAAAAAACAGAGTCCGTTAAAAAAGGCTCTGACCTTTCTGAAAAGCCGGAGGGTATGGAAATGACAGTGATGACGCTCAATCTCGTTGAAAAACAGCCAGCAGCTATGCGCCGGATAATTGGCAAGCATCTTGCCGTCCCTCGCTGGCAGGATACATGTGATTATTATAATCAGATGATGGAGCGCGAACGGCTAACGGTTTGCTTTCATGCACAGTTAAAACAGCGTCACGCAACGATGCGTTTTGAAGAAATGAACGACGTCGAACGTGAACGACTGGTTTGTGCAATTGATGAATTGCGTGGCGCATTCTCAAAACGCCGTCAGGTTGGTGCAAGTGAGTATGCATATATTAGTTTTTTAACAGTCAGTCAGCGTCGCACTTTATTTATGCACGCACGACTGACTGAAAAAGAATTCAACCAGCCATACTGGCGAATTAATGAAGAATCATGTTACTGGCGTGATGCTTTGTTCCGTGCATTACGTGAATTATTCAGCCTGTTTGAGTATGCACCGACAATTCTGACGTCGGTAAAACCAGAGCAATATCTGCATTAAATAATTAACCAGAGTTTTTAACGCACTTAATCGTGCGGGGCTTCTTTTTGCCTGGAGAAAGTCATGCATACAGTTTCTGAAAATCAGTGCGGTATATACGCATTACTGCTGCAACAGGCCAGAACCGAAGCACAGGCCGACGCTGCGACGCGCTTTTCTTCTCATCTTGACGCCATGATTCTCCACATCACAAAGGCGGAGTTATCCCGCGTGGAGATAGTCGAGCTGCTCAGTCAGGAGTCGGAAAAATTTCACAATATCGGATTGTCTCGCGGGGAGGTGCTTTGATGTCCTGTTCTCGTTCAATTGTATTACTGAATAACGCCTTAAAAATCGCCGTTATGGAAAATGGCGATTTGTCTCTTATTCAACTTGGTCTTGATAAAGAAAAGCGCGACATAACTGAATCTGTTATCGCGATTTATCAGAGCGAATTAAACCTCCTGTCTGATGTGATCAATTTACTTGTGAAACGCGCTGTATTTCACAAGCAAATTTCCTCAGTGGATGAACTGACAAAATTAACGACAGAACTCGCCAGCTATTGCGCTGATGAATTTAAGAAACTGAACGACAAAAGGAACTGGTAATGCCGGACAACGTAGATTTCATTCAGGAACAACAGGCTGAATTACTGGAGCGCCAGATTAACGCGGCAAGGGTAAAACATTGCTGTGCTTCTGCGCTGGTTTGCGAAGAGTGTGATGCGCCAATACCTGCTGCCCGTCGTGCGGCTTATCCGTCAGCCACGCGTTGTGTTTCCTGCCAGTCAGTCTTTGAAGCAAAAAACAAGCATTACCGGAGAATGGCATGAGTATTCGTATCGAAATTGGCGAACGTTATGTCGTTACCAGTGACAGCTTTCAGTTTATTCTCCACGAGAAAAAGAGAGCGGAAAGCGGTAAAAACGCCGGTCAGGAATGGCTGTCGGTGGTTGGTTATTACCCGAAATTAAGCCAGCTCGTTTCCGGCCTGATGCATCACGATATTCTGACCGGAAGCGCAAAGTCTTTTGCTGATTTAAACGCGCAGGTTGAGCAACTCAGCAAGCGTTGTTCAGAGGCTTTTGGCTCATATGGCCGTTAAAGCCTCCGGGCGTTTTGTCCCTCCGTCAGCATTTGCCGCAGGCACCGGTAAGGCGTTTACCGGTGCTTATGCATGGAACGCGCCACGCGAGGCTGTCGGGCGCGAAAGACCCCTTACACGTGACGAGATGCGTCAGGTGCAAGGTGTTTTATCCACGATTAACCGCCTGCCTTACTTTTTGCGCTCGCTGTTTACTTCACGCTATGACTACATCCGGCGCAATAAAAGCCCGGTACACGGGTTTTATTTCCTCACATCCACTTTTCAGCGTCGTTTATGGCCGCGCATTGAGCGTGTGAATCAGCGCCATGAAATGAACACCGACGCGTCGTTGCTGTTTCTGGCAGAGCGTGACCATTATGCGCGTCTGCCGGGGATGAATGACAAGGAGCTGAAAAAGTTTGCCGCCCGTATCTCATCGCAGCTTTTCATGATGTATGAGGAACTCTGCGATGCCTGGGTGGATGCGCATGGCGAAAAAGAATCGCTGTTTACGGATGAGGCGCAGGCGCATCTGTATGGTCATGTTGCTGGCGCTGCACGTGCTTTCAATATTTCCCCGCTTTACTGGAAAAAATACCGTAAAGGGCAGATGACCACGAGGCAGGCATATTCTGCCATTGCCCGCCTGTTTAACGATGAGTGGTGGACTCATCAGCTTAAAGGCCAGCGTATGCGCTGGCATGAGGCGTTACTGATTGCTGTCGGGGAGGTCAATAAAGACCGTTCTCCTTATGCCAGTAAACATGCCATTCGTGATGTGCGTGCGCGCCGCCAGGCAAATCTGGAATTTCTTAAATCGTGTGACCTTGAAAACAAGGAAACCGGCGAGCGCATCGACCTTATCAGTAAGGTGATGGGCAGTATTTCTAATCCAGAAATTCGCCGGATGGAGCTGATGAACACCATCGCCGGTATTGAGCGTTACGCCGCCGCAGAGGGTGATGGGGGGATGTTTATCACGCTGACCGCGCCGTCAAAGTATCACCCGACACGTCAGGTCGGAAAAGGCGAAAGTAAAACCGTTCAGCTTAATCACGGCTGGAACGATGAGGCATTTAATCCAAAGGATGCGCAGCGTTATCTCTGCCGCATCTGGAGCCTGATGCGCACGGCATTCAAGGATAATGATTTACAGGTCTACGGTTTGCGAGTCGTCGAGCCACACCACGACGGAACGCCGCACTGGCATATGATGCTTTTTTGTAATCCACGCCAGCGTAACCAGATTATCGAAATCATGCGTCGCTATGCGCTCAAAGAGGATGGCGACGAAAGAGGAGCCGCGCGAAACCGTTTTCAGGCAAAACACCTTAACCGGGGCGGTGCTGCGGGATATATCGCGAAATACATTTCAAAAAATATCGACGGCTATGCACTGGATGGTCAGCTCGATAACGATACCGGCAGACCGCTGAAAGATACTGCGGCGGCTGTTACCGCATGGGCGTCAACGTGGCGCATCCCGCAATTTAAAACGGTTGGCCTGCCGACAATGGGAGCTTACCGTGAGCTACGTAAATTGCCTCGCGGCGTCAGCATTGCTGATGAATTTGACGAACGCGTGGAGGCTGCACGCGCCGCCGCAGACAGTGGCGATTTTGCGCTGTATATCAGCGCGCAGGGCGGGGCAAATGTCCCGCGCGATTGTCAGACTGTCAGGGTCGCCCGTAGCCCGTCGGATGACGTTAACGAGTACGAGGAAGAAGTCGAGAGAGTGGTCGGCATTTACGCGCCGCATCTCGGCGCGCGTCATATTCATATCACCAGAACCACGGACTGGCGCATTGTTCCGAAAGTTCCGGTCGTTGAGCCTTTGACTTTAAAAAGCGGCATCGCCGCGCCTCGGAGTCCTGTCAATAACTGTGGAAAGCTCACCGGTGGTGATACTTCGTTACCGGCTCCCACACCTTCTGAGCACGCCGCAGCAGTGCTTAATCTGGTTGATGACGGTGTTATCGAATGGAATGACCCGGAGGTCGTGAGGGCGCTCAGGGGCACATTAAAACACGACCGGAGAACGCCAAACCGTCAGCAAAGAAACGGAAGCCCGTTAAAACCGCATGAAATTGCACCATCGGCCAGACTGACCCGGTCGGAACGATTGCAAATTACCCGTATCCGCGTTGATCTCGCTCAGAACGGTATCAGGCCGCAACGATGGGAGCTTGAGGCGCTGGCGCGTGGCGCGACCGTAAATTATGACGGGAAACCTTTCACTTATCAGGTCGCTGATGATTGGCCGGGATTTTTGTTACCCATTTGAGTAAAAACACAACGTGATTTGATATGGCATTGAATGGCTTATGCGGAGCAGTTATGGGGCAGCAGAAGGTCAATAGCATGCTGAATTAGAAGGCTAAATGCTATTGAGTGACTAGCATGTCGGTAAGGACAGCCGTTTGATCCTGGTCATAAAAGGCCATCCATTTAGTCTAATAAAATCATTGCGGGTAACCTTATGTCGACGCATAATTCGTCTTGAGCGAAGTCTTGTCAGTCTTTCATCGTATTGATGATGGGCGCAAAAAAACCACCCTGGCAGGTGGTTTTTTTGTTTGAAGCATATTAAAGCATAATGCTGACATTGATATTACTGACGTTTACTGACAAACCACTCGGACTACCGTTTGGATAGCCAAAGAGGGCCAGAACGAGAATGCAGTAATAGCATTTCTTCATATTGCCTCCTGTAAGTAGAGGGCAACTTCCACCGGTATATGCGCTTCTTAGGTGGAATGACTTTTGAGCGAAGTCTTGCCCTGAAATAATGCTCTGTTTAAACGCAAAGTGATTTGGCATATCACCGAACAGAGAGCCGGAAAAACACAACATATAGTATGTCGTTGTTTCTAGACATACATTCTATGTTGTGTAACAAGGGCTTTGCATTAAACATGTTTGAGATTTTATTGATGTAGCTCAAAGTAAAAAACAGAGACTACGGATGATAAGGTCTTGAAAGCAATGTAAATTTTTTAAAGTTGCCAATTGCTTAAAAATGTACAGTTGCGGTATGGCGTACTTAAAAAGCTATGCATGCAACAAGTGAATGTTTTTGCATGCGTTGGGGATGTCCGTTCAGGCTGCGTGCGGTCAGGACTGGTGCGGATCCATAGTATCTATGCAACTGCATTAAAACCGCCCCGTGAAACGGGCGGGCGAGGCGGGGAAAGCACTGCGCGCAAAATGTTCTTGAAATATTTGTGACATAAGCTAAGACACAAAATGATTGAAGGGCAGAGCAAATCCTACAGTCCTATGCTATTGTCTCATGTAATGTAGATAAGTTGAAAATTATCTTAAAATATAAGAGTAAAGACATTAAAAGGATTGGTTATGAATAATAACTCTAAGTTATTAAGCTCTATCTCGGTTGAATCTGATTTCGAGAACCTTATAAAACTATATGCAAATGAGTTATTTGGTGGTGAAACATATCTGATCGGTGGTCCTTGGGATAATGGAAAGGATTTGGTAATAAAAAAGGGGAATAGAGAGTTAAAGCAAGCTGTACAAATATCTATTCAAGAGAAAAATATTGAAAGTAAGATTGCTCAAGATATTAAAAAAGTGGCGAAATTGGTTGATGATCATTATTACCCGCCTGTATTATATTTTTTTTGGAGTCATTCAATATCTGAGCATTTATTGGATAAGATAAGAACAAATGCTCTTAAGGAAGATTTGATTAGATTGGAGTTTTATGATGCCAAACGAATCTCTCAAGATATTACAGATAAATACCCAGGGTTATTGAATTACTTAATAAAAGATATACATAAGATAAGTTCTAATACTGAAGATGCAATTAACTTGCAACAAAGAGCATTTTATGAATATTTATTGTTAAGCAAAGATAGTGCTAATTTAAAAAATGAAATAATAAAAGCTAGTATTATGTCTAATTTATATGATGGCGGGAAGTCTGCTGATGATATTCTAGAGAATCTAAAAGGTGTTAGTCTTACAAAACGTAGTTTACAGGGTAGACTGCAAAACCTAATTCATCAAAATAAAATTAGATTGAATGATGGTATATATAGCCTGTCACCAGAGGAAATTAAAAAACTTGAGAATATAAATCTCCGTGAAATTGTTAGAAAAGAAGAGTTGTTATCAGTAATAAATAATGAGTTGCCCAGAAATACAAGTAAGAATCTGGCTGTTCAAGTTGTTGATTTAATAATAAAGGCTTATGAAGAATCAATAAATGTCCAATTAACAGAAAGTAAATTTGAGCCTCCAAAATTACAGATATTCAAAACTATAGTACATAATTTAAAGGTGTTGATACGGCAGGAATATGATTTGGATGATGAGTCTTCGGATGCTTTAGCAAAAAAGCTAATGGAGTTGGCTGGTCAAAATGACTATTTATCCGAGCATTGCTCTGCTAAATTATGTGTGAATCTGTTAAGTGATCGGAAATTAGAGAAATATATTGAAAATAAAAATTTTTATATCTATTTTGATGCGCCTGTTCTTATTCCATATTTGATAACTCTTATGTTTGGAGATTTTGAGCTTTTTGATAAGTCGATTAAAAATATAAATTTACTGAGAGAGTGCATAAATCCCCTCAAAAATAAACATCTGAGAGTTTCTAATGAACATTTTGAAGAAACTGCAAGGCACTACTCTGAAGCTGAAAAATTAAGTTAGTTTGTAACTGAAGATTTAATTAGTCAACTTGGTGAGTCGAAAAATGTATACTTTAATGTTTATATGCGGTGGAAAAACAAACAGCCTAAACGTACAGACTTTTACGATTTTACTTATGCTTTTCTAGGGTTGGATAAAGATGATATTTATGCGGGATATAAGCATGACACATTTGCGCAATGCATTCATAATTTACTAGCGTCAGCAAATATTGTTGTAATTGATAATAAAGACTCGGTGTCACAAGACTTTGTATTTAAAATAAAGCAAAAACTTAAAAGGGATTTGAATTCTTCACGTCCCGTTCGAGCCATAGAAAATGATGTTATATGTGCTGCAACTTTGAGTGATGAAACCCTACATCTTGATTCCAATGGTTACTTCAGTACTCCCATGCTAATAACACTTGATAGATCTCAATATCTATTGAGAAGCATAGTAAGAAATGAAAGGAGACATGCTGAATGGTTGGTTTATACCCCTCAAAGAGCAATTGAACGTCTTTCCTTGGTGGGTTTAAAAATATCATCGGAATCGTTAAAGGATGGTGTTTTAGCAACCATATCAGAAGAATATTTCTTTAAAGAAAGTTCCAGTAGTTTGATTGATACTTTGGCTATTATCATTGGAGATAATCAAGCAAGGCAAGGAGATGTTATTAGGCTTGCATCGCTTTTAAAAAGAAAGGTCAATGAGGAATCTATTGAGAATTCAGAAATTGATATTGAACACTATAATAACATTAGTTATGTGCTTCTTTTCATTCATCGTGAATTTAAATCTGAATTTTCAAATATAATAAAAATTTTTGCTGAGGATAGTAGGCGAGATAAACTGGTTGAAGTTTTGTTATCCACTATTCAAGGAGTTTTTGATGAGAGTAAAAAGGAAATCTTGCGCTCAAATATAGGACGGTTGTTGGCTGAAATGGGATGATTTCTTGGTAATTGAACGGCACTATGGTCGTTGCTTATAGTGCCGTTTTAAGGTGTCGTGCCATTATGAATGGCATATCCGAGTTTATATATTAGGTATCGCAAGTATCTAGTGAGTAGTTTTTAAAGTGGATGACCTCCTGACCGAGCCAGCCGTTTATTTCCCGAATTCTGTCCTGTAGCGGGATAAGCTCATTGCGGACAAAGACCTTTGCCACTTTCTCAATATCGCCCAGCGACCCGACGTTCTCCGGCTTGCCGCCCATCAACTGAAAAGGGATGCGGTGCGCGTCCAGCAGGTCAGCGGCGCTGGCTTTTTTGATATTAAAAAAATCGTCCTTCGTCGCCACTTCACTGAGCGGGATAATTTTAATGCCGTCGGCTTTCCCCTGCGGGGCATAGAGAAACAGGTTTTTAAAGTTGTTGCGGCCTTTCGACTTCACCATGTTTTCGCGGAGCACTTCGATATCGTTGCGATCCTGCACGGCATCAGTGACGTACATGATGTATCCGGCATGTGCGCCGTTTTCGTAATACTTGCGGCGGAACAGCGTGGCCGACTCATTCAGCCAGGCAGAGTTAAGGGCGCTGAGATATTCCGGCAGGCCGTACAGCTCCTGATTAATATCCGGCTCCAGCAGGTGAAATACGGAGCCGGGCGCGAAAGGTGTCGGCTCGTTGAAGGACGGCACCCACCAGTAAACATCCTCCTCCACGCCACGGCGGGTATATTTTGCCGGTGAGGTTTCCAGTCTGATGATCTTACCGGTGGTGCTGTAACGCTTTTCCAGAAACGCATTACCGAACACCAGAAAATCCAGCACAAAGCGGCTGAAATCCTGTTGTGAAAGCCACGGATGCGGGATAAATGTCGAGGCCAGAATATTACGTTTGACGTAAATCGGTGAGCTGTGATGCACGGCAGCACGCAGGCTTTTTGCCAGACCGGTAAAGCTGACCGGTGGCTCATACCATCTGCCGTTACTGATGCACTCGACGTAATCCAGAATGTCACGGCGGTCGAGTACCGGCACCGGCTCACCAAAGGTGAATGCCTCCATTTTCGGGGCGCTGGCGGTCATTTTTTTTGCCGCAGGTTGCGGTGTTTTCCCTTTTTTCTTGCTCATCAGTAAAACTCCAGAATGGTGGATGTCAGCGGGGTGCTGATACCGGCGGTGAGTGGCTCATTTAACAGGGCGTGCATGGTCGCCCAGGCGAGGTCGGCGTGGCTGGCTTCCTCGCTGCGGCTGGCCTCATAGGTGGCGCTGCGTCCGCTGCTGGTCATGGTCTTGCGGATAGCCATAAACGAGCTGGTGATGTCGGTGGCGCTGACGTCATATTCCAGACAGCCACGGCGGATAACGTCTTTGGCCTTGAGCACCATTGCGGTTTTCATTTCCGGCGTGTAGCGGATATCGCGCGCGGCGGGATAGAACGAGCGCACGAGCTGGAACACGCCGACACCGAGGCCGGTGGCATCAATACCGATGTATTCGACGTTGTATTTTTCGGTGAGTTTGCGGATGGATTCCGCCTGGGTGGCAAAGTCCATGCCTTTCCACTGGTGACGCTCAAGTATTCTGAATTTGCCACCGGCCACCACCGGCGGTGCCAGCACCACGCATCCGGCGCTGTCGCCACGGTGTGACGGGTCGTAACCAATCCATACCGGGCGGGAGCCGAACGGATTGGCGGCAAACGGCGCATAGTCTTCCCATTCTTCCAGCGTGTCGACCATGCAGCGTTGCAGCTCCTCGAACGGGAACACCGACGCCTTGTCGTCAACAAATTCACACATGAACAGGTTTTTAAAATCGTCGGCGCTGTTTTCGCGTTTAAGCTGCTCAATGTCGAACAGCGTGCAGCCACCTTTCAGGGCGTCCTCAATGGTGACAATCTGCCGCCACTGGCCGTCCGCACAGAGAAGACCTCCGGCAAGTGCGTTATGACTGACGTCGATTTCCACGCGTTCGGCGGCGCTGGCGCGTCCCCGGTTGAACAGTTCACCCGACCAGAACGGGTAGGCGTCGTGCGCCAGCGTGGACGGGGTGGAGAAATAGGTCGAGCGCAGGTGACTCTGTGAGGCCATACCTGATGCCACCTTACGCAGTACCTGAAAATTCGGGATCCAGAAAATCTCATCGACGTACAGGTCGCCGTTATGGCTCTGCGCGGTGTTGGAGTTGGTGCCGAGAAAAATCAGTTTTGCGCCGTTATTGCCCAGGACAATCGGGTCACCGGTCAGGTCAACGTCAACCAGACGGGCAAAGGCGATGATGTATTCGCGGAACACATACGCCTGCGTTTTACTGGCCGACAGAAAAATCTGGTTATGACCGGTTTTCAGGGCGCGCAGCAGCGCCTCGCGGGAAAAATAAAACGTCGCGCCAATCTGGCGGGATTTCAGGATATCGCGGATGCGGTGCTCAAGCCCGGCGCGATACCAGTGCAACTGATAGTCGAAAGACTGCTCAAAGAAAATCTGCTCCAGCTTTTCGATGGCCTCGTCGCTGAAAAAATTTTTTTTCGGTTTGCGCCGCCCGCCTTTGTTGCGGTTAGCGACGTTCGGATTAAGGTCTGCCTCGTTGCCGGTCTGGCTGTAACGATTTACCCGTGCCAGTCGTTCAATCTGGCGTCCCAGCAGGTCAATTTCCTTGAAGTCACCGCCGGTTTTCTGCGGTTTGATGATGAGCTGGGTCAGCCGCGCTTCCAGGCTCATTTCGACACGGCTGATGGGGGCAACGTTGTCCCAGCCGTCGCGCTGTTTCCAGCTCTGCACCGTCGGGCGTTTCATCTGCAACATGGCGGCAATCTGCGGCACGGAAAACCCCTGCCAGTACAGCAGCGCCGCCTGACGACGCGGGTCGTGTAAAAGAGTGGTGTCTGTGGTGATGGTCATGAATACCTCGCCGTGATGAATACACGGCAAGGCTACTGAGTCGCGCCCCGCGATTCGCTAAGGTGCTGTTGTGTCAGTGATAAGCCATCCGGGACTGATGGCGGAGGATGCGCATCGTCGGGAAACTGATGCCGACATGTGACTCCTCTAATCACTATTCAGGACTCCTGACAATGGCAAAAAAAGTCTCAAAATTCTTTCGTATCGGCGTTGAGGGTGACACCTGTGACGGGCGTGTCATCAGTGCGCAGGATATTCAGGAAATGGCCGAAACCTTTGACCCGCGTGTCTACGGTTGCCGCATTAACCTGGAGCATCTGCGCGGCATCCTGCCTGACGGTATTTTTAAACGTTATGGCGATGTGGCCGAACTGAAGGCCGAAAAGATTGATGACGATTCGGCGCTGAAAGGCAAATGGGCGCTGTTTGCGAAAATCACCCCGACCGATGACCTTATCGCGATGAACAAGGCCGCGCAGAAGGTCTACACCTCAATGGAAATTCAGCCGAACTTTGCCAACACCGGCAAATGTTATCTGGTGGGGCTGGCCGTCACCGATGACCCGGCAAGCCTCGGCACGGAATACCTGGAATTCTGCCGCACGGCAAAACACAACCCCCTGAACCGCTTCAAATTAAGCCCTGAAAACCTGATTTCAGTGGCAACGCCCGTTGAGCTGGAATTTGAAGACCTGCCTGAAACCGTGTTCACCGCCCTGACCGAAAAGGTGAAATCCATTTTTGGCCGCAAACAGGCCAGCGATGACGCTCGTCTGAATGACGTGCATGAAGCGGTGACCGCTGTCGCTGAGCATGTGCAGGAAAAACTGAGCGCCACTGAGCAGCGCCTTGCTGAGATGGAAACCGCCTTTTCCGCACTTAAGCAGGATGTGACTGACAGGGCGGATGAAACCAGTCAGGCATTCACCCGCCTGAAAAACAGTCTCGACCACACCGAAAGTCTGACCCAGCAGCGCCGCAGCAAAGCCACCGGCGGTGGCGGTGACGCCCTGATGACGAACTGCTGACCGGCGTCAGTCAGTCCGGGAAAACCTTCACGATTAACCCTTAATTTCAGGAAAAACTATGCGCCAGGAAACCCGCTTTAAATTTAATGCCTACCTGTCCCGTGTTGCCGAACTGAACGGCATCGACGCCGGTGATGTGTCGAAAAAATTCACCGTTGAACCGTCGGTCACCCAGACCCTGATGAACACCATGCAGGAGTCCTCTGACTTTCTGACCCGCATCAACATTGTGCCGGTCAGCGAAATGAAAGGGGAAAAAATTGGTATTGGTGTCACCGGCTCCATCGCCAGCACCACCGACACCGCCGGTGGCACCGAGCGTCAGCCGAAGGACTTCTCGAAGCTGGCGTCAAACAAGTACGAATGCGACCAGATTAACTTCGATTTTTATATCCGCTACAAAACGCTGGACCTGTGGGCGCGTTATCAGGATTTCCAGCTCCGTGTCCGTAACGCCATTATCAAACGCCAGTCCCTTGATTTAATCATGGCCGGTTTTAACGGCGTGAGGCGTGCCGAAACCTCTGACCGCAGCAGCAATCCGATGTTGCAGGATGTGGCGGTCGGCTGGCTGCAGAAATACCGCAATGAAGCCCCGGCGCGCGTGATGAGCAAGGTCACTGACGAGGAAGGCCGCACCACCTCTGAGGTTATCCGCGTGGGTAAGGGCGGTGATTATGCCAGCCTTGATGCACTGGTGATGGATGCGACCAACAACCTGATTGAACCGTGGTATCAGGAAGACCCTGACCTTGTGGTGATTGTGGGACGTCAGCTACTGGCGGACAAGTATTTTCCCATCGTCAACAAGGAGCAGGACAACAGCGAAATGCTGGCCGCTGACGTCATCATCAGCCAGAAACGCATCGGCAACCTGCCAGCGGTACGCGTCCCGTACTTCCCGGCGGATGCGATGCTCATCACGAAGCTGGAAAACCTGTCCATCTACTACATGGATGACAGCCATCGCCGCGTGATTGAGGAAAACCCGAAACTCGACCGCGTGGAGAACTACGAGTCAATGAACATTGATTACGTGGTGGAGGACTACGCCGCCGGTTGTCTGGTGGAAAAAATTAAAGTCGGTGATTTCTCCACACCGGCTAAGGCGACCGCAGAGCCGGGAGCGTAACCGATGACGAGTCCCGCACAGCGCCACATGATGCGGGTCTCGGCAGCGATGACCGCGCAGCGGGAAGCCGCCCCGCTGCGACATGCAACTGTCTATGAGCAGATGCTGGTTAAGCTCGCCGCAGACCAGCGCACACTGAAAGCGATTTACTCAAAAGAGCTGAAGGCCGCGAAAAAACGCGAACTGCTGCCGTTCTGGTTGCCGTGGGTGAACGGCGTGCTGGAGCTGGGCAAAGGTGCACAGGATGACATTCTGATGACGGTCATGCTGTGGCGTCTGGATACCGGCGATATTGCCGGTGCGCTGGAGATTGCCCGTTATGCCCTGAAGTACGGTCTGACCATGCCGGGTAAACACCGCCGTACCCCGCCGTACATGTTCACCGAGGAGGTGGCGCTTGCGGCCATGCGCGCTCACGCTGCCGGTGAGTCTGTGGATACCCGCCTGCTGACGGAGACCCTTGAACTGACCGCCACGGCTGACATGCCTGATGAAGTGCGCGCAAAGCTGCACAAAATCACCGGTCTGTTTCTGCGTGACGGTGGTGATGCCGCCGGTGCGCTGGCTCACCTGCAACGTGCGACACAGCTCGACTGTCAGGCAGGCGTCAAAAAAGAGATTGAACGACTGGAGCGGGAGCTGAAACCGAAGCCGGAGCCGCAGCCCAAAGCGGTCACCCGCGCCCCGCGTAAGACCCGGAGCGTGACACCGGCAAAACGTGGACGCCCGAAAAAGAAAGCCAGTTAACAACCGAACGCGCCCCGCGCCAGGGCGGCACGCCGGTGCAGTGACGGTGAATCACCTGACACTGCACCGGCGTCCACCGCCCGACTTTTCAGAGGTAGTCATGATGACGCTGATTATTCCGCGAAAGGAGGCTCCCGTGTCCGGTGAGGGTACGGTGGTTATCCCGCAACCGGCAGGCGACGAGCCGGTGATTAAAAACACGTTCTTTTTTCCCGATATTGACCCGAAGCGCGTCCGGGAACGTATGCGCCTTGAGCAGACCGTCGCCCCCGCCCGTCTGCGTGAGGCCATCAAGTCAGGCATGGCTGAAACGAATGCGGAGCTGTACGAGTACCGCGAACAGAAAATTGCCGCCGGTTTTACGCGTCTGGCGGACGTCCCGGCGGACGACATCGACGGTGAAAGCATCAAAGTTTTTTACTACGAGCGCGCCGTGTGTGCGATGGCGACCGCGTCGCTTTATGAGCGTTATCGCGGTGTGGATGCCAGTGCGAAAGGCGACAAGAAGGCTGACAGCATTGACAGCACCATTGATGAGCTGTGGCGGGATATGCGCTGGGCGGTGGCGCGCATCCAGGACAAGCCGCGCTGCATCGTGAGTCAAATCTGATGAAGACCTTTGCGCTACAGGGCGACACGCTCGACGCCATTTGTGTCCGGTATTACGGGCGCACTGAGGGCGTGGTCGAAGCCGTACTCGCCGCAAATCCGGGACTGGCTGAACTGGGCGCGGTGCTGCCGCACGGCACCGCCGTCGAACTGCCCGACGTTCAGACCGCGCCCGTGGCTGAAACTGTCAATCTTTGGGAGTAACGCATGACAGCAGAAGAAAAAAGCGTCCTGTCGCTTTTCATGATTGGAGTGCTGATTGTTGTCGGCAAGGTGCTTGCCGGTGGTGAACCCATCACCCCGCGTCTGTTTATCGGGCGCATGTTGCTCGGTGGTTTTGTCTCGATGGTTGCCGGTGTTGTTCTGGTGCAGTTTCCTGACCTGTCATTGCCTGCGGTGTGCGGCATCGGCTCCATGCTGGGTATCGCCGGTTATCAGGTGATTGAGATTGCCATTCAGCGCCGTTTTAAGGGCAGGGGGAAACCGTAATGCCGGTAATTAACACGCATCAGAATATCGCGGCCTTTCTCGACATGCTGGCCGTGTCCGAAGGGACGGCGAACCATCCGCTGACGAAAAACCGGGGCTATGACGTGATAGTCACCGGAGTGGACGGAAAGCCGGAAATTTTCACCGACTACAGTGACCACCCGTTCGCGCATGGCCGACCGGCGAAGGTGTTTAACCGTCGCGGTGAAAAATCCACGGCTTCCGGTCGCTATCAGCAGCTTTACCTGTTCTGGCCGCATTACCGCAAACAGCTTGCCCTGCCGGATTTCAGTCCGTTGTCACAGGACAGACTTGCCATTCAGTTGATCCGCGAACGCGGTGCACTGGATGACATCCGGGCGGGACGCATTGAGCGCGCCATTTCACGCTGTCGCAATATCTGGGCGTCCCTGCCGGGTGCCGGTTACGGTCAGCGTGAGCATTCACTGGAAAAACTGGTCACCGTCTGGCGTACCGCCGGCGGCGTACCGGCTTAAACGGAGTAAACACCATGAAGAAATTATCCCTTTCACTGATGCTGAACGTGTCGCTGGCGCTGATGCTGGTACTGTCCCTGATTTACCCGCAGAGCGTGGCCGTCAGTTTTGTCGCTGCCTGGGCGATTCTGGCGACGGTTATCTGTGTGGTTGCCGGTGGTGTCGGCGTGTATGCCACTGAGTATGTACTGGAACGCTACGGGCGGGAGCTGCCGCCGGAATCGCTGGCCGTGAAGATTGTCGCGTCGCTGTTTTTGCAGCCGGTGCCGTGGCGCAGACGGGCGGCGGCTCTGGTGGTGATGGTGGCGACGTTTATCTCGCTGGTCGCTGCCGGGTGGATTTTTACTGCGCTGATTTACCTCGTGGCGTCGGTGTTTTTCCGGCTGATACGTAAAGCCTGTCGTCAGCGTCTTGAGGGGCGGGAATTATGTCAAAGCTGATGATTGTGCTGGTCGTGTTGTTATCGCTGGCGGTGACCGGTCTGTTTCTGGTGAAACACAAAAATGCCAGCCTGCGCGCCTCGCTGGACAGGGCGAATAACGTCGCCAGTGAACAGCAGACGACCATCACCATGCTGAAAAATCAGCTTCATGTTGCCATCACCAGGGCAGACAAAAACGAGCTGGCGCAGGTGGCACTGCGTCAGGAACTGGAGAACGCCGCGAAGCGTGAAGCACAGCGCGAGAAAACCATCACGAGGTTACTTAATGAAAACGAAGATTTTCGCCGCTGGTATGGTGCTGACCTGCCTGATGCTGTGCGCCGGTTGCACCAGCGCCCCGCCTGCACCGACGCCAGTGATTGTCGCCAACGCCTGCCCGAAAGTGAGCCTTTGCCCGATGCCGGGCAGTGACCCGCAGACGAACGGCGATTTAAGTGCCGATATCCGGCAGCTTGAGAACGCGCTGGCACGCTGTGCCAGCCAGGTAAAAATGATTAAACACTGTCAGGATGAAAACGATGCTCAAACCCGACAGCCTGCGCAGGGCGCTGACTGATGCCGTCACGGTGCTGAAAACCAGTCCCGAGATGCTGCGGATATTCGTGGATACTGGATGTGCAAAGGCTCCTGGTCATATGCAAATAACAAAATCATTACGGATACCGGATGTGGTGATATCCACCTGGCTGGTTGTGTCGTCGAGGTCATGGGAACAAAATCTGCAATCACCATCCGAGTGACAACGCCGACAACATCAAGTGGTGGCGGTACAACCAGCGCGCAATTCACTTACATTAATCATGGGGACGGCTACTCCCCCGGCTGGCGTCGTGACTGGAATCGTCAGGGCGACGCAATGACCGGAACGATTAATCAGGACGGCGGAAGCCAGAATACCTATATGTCTACGGCCTTATGTTCAGGCACCAGAGGCGGCAAAAAATATCTCAGAAAGTTTCGTGGTGGAGAAGGAGACACTATCTGGCATGAAACAGTACAGGGCGGGGTTGTTCGCTGGGCGACTGGTAATACTGATGCTCAGGAAGAATTATCACTCAGCTCCGCTTATGGTCTCCGTTCAAGAGGTGAGATTACATCAAGCAGTGCTAATGGTCTGCGCATTGCTTATGGCAATTATGGATTCTTTATCAGGAATGATGGCAGCAGCACTTATTTTATGTTGACTAAATCAGGTGACAGATTAGGCACTTATAATAATTTAAGACCACTGATTATAAATGATGCCACGGGTGCTGTATCAATGGGGCATGGCCTGAGTGTTACTGGTGATATTGTCTCAAGTACCAAAGTACGTGCCGGTAGCGGGAAAAAATTCACGGTCAGCAGCAGTAATACATCCACGAAGGAAGCCGCATTCAATTTGTGGGGAAACTCAAGTCGTCCGGTGGTGGCTGAATTAGGTGATGATGCAGGCTGGCATTTTTACAGTCAGAGAAATACAGATAACAGCATCACTTTTGCTGTTAACGGTCAGGTATCACCATCTAACTATAGTAATTTTGATTCCCGTTATGTACGCGATATCCGGCTTGGGACTCGAGTTGTCCAGACCATGCAGAAAGGGGTGATGTATGAGAAAGCAGGGCACGTAATTACCGGGCTTGGTATTGTCGGTGAAGTCGATGGTGATGATCCCGCAGTATTCAGACCAATACAAAAATACATCAATGGCACATGGTATAACGTCGCACAGGTGTAATTTATGCAGCATTTAAAAAATATTACTGCGGGTAATCCAAAAACTGTTGCCCAATATCAACTGACAAAAAATTTTGATGTTATCTGGTTATGGTCCGAAGAGGGAAAAAACTGGTATGAGGAAGTAAGTAATTTTCAGGAAGACACGATAAAGATTGTTTACGACGAGAATAATATAATTGTCGGCATCACCAGAGATGCTTCAACGCTCAACCCTGAAGGTTTTAGCGTTGTCGAGGTTCCTGATATTACCGCCAACCGACGTGCTGATGACTCAGGTAAATGGATGTTTAAGGATGGTGCCGTGATTAAGAGGATTTATACGGCAGACGAACAGCAACAACAGGCAGAATCACAAAAGGCCGCGTTACTTTCCGAAGCGGAAAGCGTTATTCAGCCACTGGAGCGCGCTGTCAGGCTGAACATGGCAACAGATGAGGAGCGTAGCCGACTGGAAGCATGGGAACGCTACAGTGTTCTGGTCAGCCGTGTGGATCCTGCAAATCCTGAATGGCCGGAAATGCCGCAATAAGTTGTATGAGCTGACATATCTATAGCACAGAGTAAAGCCTAATCTGACAGTCCGCTCTGTGCAAGGAGCGGACATTACCTAACACATTGGTAACCTTCACAGATTTACGCGTTCTACATAGTTAGCATTGTATCTGATGAGTTATCATGTTTTAAAATATCCAACTGATAAATCCACCTGAATACTTTTCACTAATTTTGATTGCATAAAGATCATGAAGAGTTATAAATAAATCATTATCTTCTTTGAAAATTAACTCCTCATATTCTGCCATTATCAAATTATGCTGTGTTGTTAGTTTAGATATGTTATCTATTTCACTGGCAAGCATGGATTTGTTTACATTGGTGTGTGGATCCATGGCAATATATTTCCGCATCAATGGAATTAGTTGATCAGGGTCTATATTTTTTGCATTTTCCTTTGCTTTTTTTTGTCTTTCTGAATAGATGGAGTTAATTGTGTCAGTGTGTTTTTTCGCCAGTCTCTTAAACTCTGGATATGAACCAGTAACTAATGCAAGCTCTTCGTACTTAAGGAATAAATCGATATTGCATTTTTTTACCGTCATTTCAAGATCTTCAACTCTTTTTTTTAACTCTTCATTTGTTTTAATAAGAGACATCGGGAGAACTTCATAATGTTGTCCTAATTCTGAATCAGGGCTCATTGCCATATGTACTATTTCATTATACATGAGCTGATAAGAAGCAGATAACTCTCCATACTTTAGAAATAGTTCATTATGTGAAGATGAACAAGAACTTTGTAATTTCATCATTGGCCTAAAGTAATCCTTTATAAACTCCTCCTGAAGATCTTGGTCTTTTTTGTAGCTCTCTAGGATTCCAGCAAAAAGAAATGACCCTAAAGATATAGAGATTATGGATATTAGCAATTGACTAAGGAATGATTGTGTTTCATTACTCATAAAACATCCTTAAAAAATAACACGAAAAGTGACTCCTGACAGGGAAGAAACGACAGGTCGGAAACAAACTTAACTGATGAGTTAGCCGTAGTCCAGAACCTTGTTTGAACACTTAGTGTGACTGTTTGCATCTCAGGAATTTGTGCCAATAACATTTGAATCCTTATAATTTATTTAAATCAAATTTAGTTACTCGCTCAAAGCAGGCTGTCAGATTTGATAGCATTTGGGCTATGTAAATTGTCAGGCGGAAAATGAGTGAGTACAAATCAGGACAGGCGGGCGAATTGCCCGCCTTTTCTTTATCTGTTGTTTCATCCACTGACCAGCCAGGTCAAATAGCGTCTCATGCTCTGCACAACAGAAAATAGTTGCACCCATTAACCACGGAGTTAAACGGATGAGTGACTATCATCACGGCGTGCAGGTGCTGGAGATTAACGACGGCACCCGCGTCATTTCCACCGTATCCACAGCCATTGTCGGCATGGTCTGCACGGCCAGCGATGCGGATGCGGAAACCTTCCCCATCAATAAACCGGTGCTGATTACCAATGTGCAGAGCGCAATTGCAAAGGCTGGTAAAAAAGGCACGCTGGCGGCATCGTTGCAGGCCATCGCCGACCAGTCAAAACCGGTCACCGTTGTCGTGCGTGTGGAAGACGGCACCGGCGACGACGAGGAAACGAAACTCGCGCAGACCGTTTCCAATATCATCGGCACCACCGACGAAAACGGTCAGTACACCGGACTGAAAGCCCTGCTGGCGGCGGAGTCGGTAACCGGTGTTAAACCGCGTATTCTCGGCGTGCCGGGACTGGACACCAAAGAGGTGGCTGTTGCACTGGCATCAGTCTGTCAGAAGCTGCGCGCTTTCGGGTATATCAGCGCATGGGGCTGTAAAACCATTTCCGAGGTGAAAGCCTACCGTCAGAATTTCAGCCAGCGTGAGCTGATGGTCATCTGGCCGGATTTCCTCGCATGGGATACGGTTGCCAGTACCACCGCCACCGCGTATGCCACCGCCCGTGCGCTGGGTCTGCGTGCCAGAATCGACCAGGAGCAGGGCTGGCATAAAACGCTGTCCAACGTCGGGGTGAACGGTGTTACCGGCATCAGCGCATCTGTATTCTGGGATTTGCAGGAGTCCGGCACCGATGCTGACCTGCTGAATGAGTCAGGCGTCACAACGCTGATTCGCCGTGACGGTTTCCGCTTCTGGGGTAACCGTACCTGCTCTGATGACCCGCTGTTCCTCTTTGAAAACTACACCCGCACCGCGCAGGTGCTGGCCGATACGATGGCTGAGGCGCACATGTGGGCGGTGGACAAGCCCATCACCGCAACGCTGATTCGCGACATCGTTGACGGCATCAATGCCAAATTCCGTGAGCTGAAAACAAACGGCTATATCGTGGATGCGACCTGCTGGTTCAGCGAAGAATCCAACGATGCGGAAACCCTCAAGGCCGGAAAACTGTATATCGACTACGACTATACCCCGGTGCCTCCTCTCGAAAACCTGACCCTGCGCCAGCGTATTACCGATAAATACCTGGCAAATCTGGTCACCTCGGTTAACAGCAATTAAGGAGCCTGACCGATGGCAATGCCGCGCAAACTCAAGTTAATGAACGTCTTTCTGAACGGCTACAGCTATCAGGGCGTTGCAAAGTCCGTCACGCTGCCAAAACTGACCCGTAAACTCGAAAACTATCGCGGTGCGGGGATGAACGGAAGCGCACCGGTAGACCTCGGCCTTGATGACGATGCGCTGTCAATGGAGTGGTCGCTCGGGGGCTTCCCGGATTCGGTTATCTGGGAGCTTTACGCCGCAACCGGTGTGGATGCCGTGCCGATTCGTTTTGCCGGTTCTTACCAGCGTGACGATACCGGCGAAACGGTGGCCGTCGAGGTGGTCATGCGTGGACGTCAGAAAGAAATCGACACCGGTGAGGGTAAACAGGGAGAAGACACCGAGTCGAAAATCTCCGTGGTCTGCACCTATTTCCGGCTGACGATGGACGGTAAGGAGCTGGTCGAAATTGATACCATCAACATGATTGAGAAGGTGAACGGCGTCGACCGGCTGGAGCAACACCGCCGCAATATCGGCCTGTGATTTTCATCCGGTCAGCCTGGCTGACCGGTTAACCCCGATTCATAAGTGAGAAAACCATGAACAAAGAAAATGTGATTACCCTGGACAATCCGGTCAAGCGTGGTGAGCAGGTCATCGAACAGGTCACGCTGATGAAACCCAGTGCCGGGACGCTGCGCGGTGTCAGTCTGGCTGCGGTCGCGAACTCTGAAGTCGATGCACTGATTAAGGTGCTGCCGCGCATGACGGCACCGATGCTGACCGAGCAGGAAGTCGCCGCGCTGGAACTGCCTGACCTTGTGGCGCTGGCCGGTAAGGTGGTCGGTTTTTTGTCGCCGAACTCGGTGCAGTGACGTTCCCGAAAAATCTCTCGGTCGATGACCTGATGGCGGATGTGGCAGTGATATTTCACTGGCCGCCATCAGAACTGTATCCCATGAGTCTGACCGAACTCATCACATGGCGCGAAAAGGCGCTCCGGCGAAGCGGAAACACGAATGAGTAACAATGTAAAATTACAGGTATTGCTCAGGGCTGTTGACCAGGCATCCCGCCCGTTTAAATCCATCCGCACAGCGAGCAAATCGCTGTCGGGGGATATCCGGGAAACACAAAAATCACTGCGCGAGCTGAACGGTCAGGCATCCCGTATTGAGGGATTTCGCAAGACCAGTGCACAGCTCGCCGTGACTGGTCATGCACTTGAAAAGGCACGGCAGGAGGCCGAAGCCCTTGCCACGCAGTTTAAAAATACCGAACGTCCGACCCGTGCTCAGGCGAAAGTGCTGGAATCCGCAAAGCGTGCGGCGGAGGACTTACAGGCGAAATATAACCGCCTGACAGATTCCGTTAAACGCCAGCAGCGGGAACTGGCCGCTGTGGGAATTAATACCCGCAATCTTGCACATGATGAGCAGGGACTGAAAAACCGTATCAGTGAAACCACCGCACAGCTTAACCGGCAGCGTGACGCGCTGGCGCGTGTCAGTGCGCAACAGGCAAAACTTAATGCAGTAAAACAGCGTTATCAGGCCGGAAAGGAACTGGCCGGAAATATGGCCTCAGTGGGCGCTGCCGGTGTGGGGATTGCTGCTGCGGGAACGATGGCCGGAGTTAAGTTGCTGATGCCCGGTTATGAGTTTGCGCAGAAAAACTCAGAATTGCAGGCCGTGCTCGGTGTGGCAAAAGACTCCGCCGAAATGACCGCACTCCGCAAGCAGGCGCGCCAGCTCGGCGACAACACCGCCGCCTCAGCGGATGATGCGGCTGGTGCGCAGATTATCATTGCGAAAGCGGGTGGAGATGCTGCGGCTATTCAGGCGGCAACGCCGGTCACACTGAATATGGCACTGGCGAATCAGCGGTCGATGGAAGAAAACGCGCAACTGTTGCTGGGGACTAAGGCATCCTTTCAACTGTCAAATGATGATGTCAGCCATGTGGGCGACGTGTTGTCGGCAACGATGAATAAGTCGGCGGCTGATTTTCAGGGACTCAGTGATGCACTGACTTACCTCGGTCCGGTTGCTAGGACGGCAGGTGTAAGTCTTGAACAGGCAGCGGCCATGACAGGTGTGCTGCATGACAATAACATCAGGGGGTCAATGGCGGGGACGGGGAGCAGTGCCGTTGTCACCCGATTACAGGCACCGACTGGAAAAGCATGGGATGCACTCAAAGAGCTTGGCGTTAAAACCTCGGACAAAAAGGGAAATATGCGTCCGTTGTTCACCATTCTGAAAGAGATTCAGGCCAGCTTTGATAAACACAAGCTGGGAACGTCTCAGAAGGGGGAATACCTTAAAACCATTTTTGGTGAGGAAGCCCTGAAATCAGCGAACGTTTTACTGGCAGCGGCAGCAAGCGGAAAACTGGATAAGCTGACCGCCACGCTGAAAGCCTCGGACGGTAAAACGGAAGAGCTGGTTAAAATCATGCAGGATAACCTCGGCGGTGACTTTAAGGAGTTTCAGTCTGCTTATGAGGCGGTGGGGACTGACCTGTTTGACCAGCAGGAAGGCGCACTGCGTAATCTCACACAGACGGCCACAAAGTATGTGTTAAAACTCGATGGCTGGATCCAGAAAAACAAATCACTGGCGTCAACCATCGGCCTCATTGCCGGTGGCGCACTGGCGCTGACTGCTGTCATCGGTGCCATTGGCCTCGTAGCCTGGCCGGTTATCACTGGCATCAATGCCATTATCGCGGCAGCAGGCGCAATGGGGGCAATCTTCACGACGGTTGGCAGTGCTGTTATGACCGCCATCGGGGCGATTAGCTGGCCGGTTGTGGCCGTGGTGGCCGCCATTGTCGCCGGGGCGTTGCTTATCCGTAAATACTGGGAGCCTGTCAGCGCATTCTTTGGCGGTGTGATGGAAGGGCTGAAAGCGGCATTTGCGCCGGTGGGGGAACTGTTCACGCCACTTAAGCCGGTGTTTGACTGGCTGGGCGAAAAGTTACAGGCCGCGTGGCAGTGGTTTAAAAACCTGATTGCCCCGGTCAAAGCCACCCAGGACACCCTGAACCGTTGCCGTGATACTGGCGTCATGTTCGGGCAGGCACTGGCTGACGCGCTGATGCTGCCGCTTAATGCGTTCAACAAACTGCGCAGCGGAATTGACTGGGTACTGGAAAAACTCGGTGTTATCAACAAAGAGTCAGACACACTTGACCAGACCGCCGCCAGAACTCAAGCCGCCACGTATGGCAGCGGTGGTTATATTCCGGCGACCAGCTCTTATGCAGGCTATCAGGCTTATCAGCCGGTTACGGCACCGGCTGGCCGCTCTTATGTGGACCAGAGTAAAAACGAATATCACATCAGCCTGACGGGTGGTACTGCGCCGGGGACACAGCTTGACCGCCAGTTACAGGATGCACTCGAAAAATACGAGCGGGATAAACGTGCGCGCGCCCGTGCCAGCATGATGCATGACGGTTAAGGAGGTGACGAAAAATGATGCTCGCGTTAGGTATGTTTGTTTTTATGCGCCAGACGCTGCCACACCAGACCATGCAGCGTGAATCAGATTATCGCTGGCCGTCAAATTCCCGTATCGGTAAACGGGATGCCTACCAGTTTCTCGGTGTGGGTGAGGAAAACATCACGCTTGCCGGTGTGCTTTATCCCGAACTGACCGGCGGCAAGCTGACGATGACCACGCTCAGGCTGATGGCAGAGGAAGGCCGGGCGTGGCCGTTGCTGGATGGCACCGGCATGATTTACGGCATGTATGTCATCAGCAAGGTGAGTGAAACAGGGAGTATTTTCTTTGCAGACGGCACACCCCGAAAAATTGATTTTACGCTGTCGCTCACCCGTGTTGATGAATCACTGGCCGCGCTTTATGGCGATATCGGTAAACAGGCGGAATCGCTCATCGGTAAGGCTGGCAGTATGGCGGCTAAATTCACGGGTATGACGGGGGCGGAATAATGCTGGATGCGCGGACATTTTATGCAGGCAGTACGCTGACGCCGGATTACATGCTGATGCTCGACAGCAGGGATATTACCGGCAATATCAGCGACCGTCTGATGAGCATGACCCTGACGGATAACCGGGGCTTTGAGGCTGACCAGCTTGATATTGAACTGAACGATGCCGACGGGCAGGTCGGGCTGCCGGTTCGTGGCGCTGTCCTGACGGTGTATATCGGCTGGAAAGGTTTTGCCCTGGTATGCAAAGGGAAATTTACCGTTGATGAGGTTGAACACCGGGGCGCGCCGGATGTGGTCACCATCCGCGCCCGGAGTGCAGATTTTCGCGGGACGCTCAATTCCCGCCGTGAAGGCTCCTGGCATGACACCACGCTCGGTGCGATTGTTGAGGCGATAGCCTCCCGTAACAGGCTGGAAGCCAGTGTCGCTCCGTCACTGGCCGGAATTAAAATCCCGCACATCGACCAGTCGCAGGAGTCTGATGCAAAATTCCTGACCCGCCTTGCTGAACGCAACGGCGGTGAGGTGTCGGTAAAAATGGGAAAACTGTTGTTTCTCAAAGCGGGGCAGGGGGTGACGGCCAGCGGTAAAAAAGTCCCGCAGGTCACCATAACCCGCAGCGACGGCGACCGCCATCATTTTGCGATTGCTGACCGTGGAGCCTATACCGGCGTAACGGCAAAGTGGTTACACACCAAAGACCCGAAGCCGCAAAAGCAGAAGGTAAAACTGAAACGCAAAAAGAAAGAGAAACACCTGCGCGCACTGGAGCACCCGAAAGCGAAACCAGTCACGCAGAAGAAAGCGCCAAAAGTACCGGAAGCGCGCGAAGGTGAATACATGGCCGGTGAGGCTGACAACGTTTTTGCACTGACCACGGTATATGCCACGAAAGCACAGGCCATGCGCGCCGCTCAGGCGAAGTGGGATAAACAGCAACGGGGTGTGGCGGAGTTCTCCATCAGCCTGGCTACCGGTCGGGCAGATATTTACACGGAAACACCGGTTAAAGTGTCAGGCTTTAAGCGCGTCATAGACGAGCAGGACTGGACAATCACTAAGGTGACACATTTTCTGAGTAATAGCGGCTTCACGACGTCCTTAGAGCTTGAGGTCAGGCTTTCTGATGTGGAGTACGAAACAGAAGATGATGAGTGATGTTTTTATTTTATCTATTTGTTTTATAAGGATAAATTAACTAGAATGGCACCATCAACAAAACCGGAAGAGGTGCTCGCGATGTTTCATTGTCCTTTATGCCAGCATGCCGCACATGCGCGTACAAGCCGCTATATCACTGACACGACAAAAGAGCGTTATCACCAGTGTCAGAACGTGAATTGCAGCGCCACGTTCATCACTTATGAGTCGGTACAGCGATACATCGTGAAACCGGGAGAAGTCCACGCCGTAAGGCCGCACCCGTTGCCGTCAGGGCAGCAAATTATGTGGATGTAATTACAAACAGAAAGCCCCTCAGTCGAGGGGCTTTTTTTGTCGATGTGGTCAATGTGTGGACGTGACCAGAAATAAATCCTTTTATTTCATTGTATTACGCGTAAAAAATAAGCCCGTGTAAGGGAGATTACACAGGCTAAGGAGGTGGTTCCTGGTACAGCTAGCATTTTATGGGTTATGTTTTTCAGCGAAACGGATGATAACCTTAATAAATGCAGCTGTATGTGATCGGTTTCTAAGAATTTTCCATCCGGGAAAAATAATCGAAATTAATCACTTACCGTGGGGATTACGCGTGGTTTCCCCGGAGAAATTACGCATCAGCAGCGCGTAATTGAGCTCAAGATCCTGCGGGACCGGGAGCCACACAGTATAACCATCGCCTGGTGCTATCGGCATAGCTTCGCCTTTGGCGTTTTCCATGTGCTCAAGGGTAAAATTAATGTTGCCTTGCGGCGTCATCAGCTCAAGGCTGTCGCCAACGGAGAATTTATTTTTCACCGCTACCGCCGCGAGGTCCCCCTTGCGCTCACCGGTAAACTCACCAACAAACTGCTGGCGGTCAGAAACTGAATAACCGTATTCGTAGTTCTGATAATCGTCGTGAGTATGACGACGCAGGAAACCTTCGGTATAGCCACGATGCGCCAGACCTTCCAGAGTTTCCAGCAGGCTGGTATCGAACGGTTTTCCCGCAGCGGCGTCATCGATAGCTTTGCGGTAAACCTGTGCGGTGCGTGCACAATAGTAGAAAGATTTGGTACGACCTTCGATTTTCAGCGAATGCACGCCCATTTTGGTCAGGCGTTCTACATGGGCGATGGCGCGCAGATCTTTCGAGTTCATGATGTAAGTGCCGTGCTCATCTTCAAACGCGGTCATATACTCGCCCGGACGCTGGGCCTCTTCGATCATAAACACTTTGTCGGTTGGTGCGCCGATACCCAGCGTCGGCTCAACATTTTGCACCGGAATCGGCTCGTACTTGTGTACGATGTTGCCAACATCATCTTCTTTCCCTTCCTGGACGTTGTACTCCCAGCGGCAGGCGTTGGTGCAGGTGCCCTGGTTCGGGTCGCGCTTGTTGATATAGCCAGAGAGCAGGCAGCGACCGGAGTAGGCCATGCACAGCGCGCCGTGAACGAAGATCTCGATCTCCATATCCGGCACCTGATTGCGGATCTCTTCAATCTCTTCCAGCGACAGCTCGCGAGAGAGGATCACGCGGGTCAGGCCCATTTGCTGCCAGAATTTCACCGTCGCCCAGTTCACGGCGTTAGCCTGCACCGAAAGGTGGATCGGCATTTCAGGGAAGTGCTCACGCACCAGCATAATCAGCCCTGGATCGGACATAATCAGCGCATCCGGCCCCATTTCCACCACCGGTTTCAGGTCACGGATAAAGGTTTTCAGCTTGGCGTTGTGCGGTGCAATGTTGACCACGACATAAAACTTTTTCCCCAGCGCGTGGGCTTCATTGATGCCGAGCTGAAGATTTTCGTGGTTGAATTCGTTGTTGCGCACACGCAGGGAATAACGCGGCTGGCCCGCATAAACAGCATCTGCGCCATAAGCGAAAGCGTAACGCATATTTTTCAGCGTTCCCGCCGGGGAAAGGAGTTCCGGTTTAAACAT